GTGCTGACTTTGGTTTAATCCCCGTGGGACCACCAAACATAAGTGGGTACTTGAGTACGGAATGGAGGGCGGTACCACCTGCTATTTCTGGTTATTGGACTAATTATGAAAATACACTGCCTCACGCTTCCGGTTTACTAGACACCTATGTTGGCTTTAGGGCTCAAGGTAGATACAGCGTTGCTGGTCGCACTGTCCAAACAGCTTTAGGTCCTCAACCTGGATTAAAAGATTTTGGTACCTATACGTGGTTTGGAGCTAGTGTTCCTGACAACCAAAATTATGATCCTTTTAAAACGCCGAACAGTAATAGTCCGTATGAATATGATAAAGATTTAGGTAAGTTTGTAGGTGAAGGGCTCACAGGTGGTCCCGGATCTTTTCAGCGCGTTCGTTACCCTGCTTTAACAAACCCAACGAACGATACATCAGGTTCTCGTGCTGCGTGGGTTTATAGTCCCCCTGTATATTGTCAAGTGTTTACGGAAGCAGTTCGTAGTGATTTGCCGGGTCAAATGAGTGTTGTGTCTCGTACTAGCTATCGAGGTAAATCGACAAGATACGTGCCTAACTACGGATCTGTGTACGGTGTGTTAGGTGAAGGTGTCAGAAATATGATCCGTAAAGTAGCTGGTTAAACCACTAAGATTGCGACACGTTTTAGTTACATCAGCAAAATAAAAGGTTAATATAACTCTTGTAGTTTCTTCAGGATTATCGATGTTTATCGATAACGATTTTCCGAAGATTCTTGGTGCAGAACTTTACCGTCCTCACCCCGCATACATCGTCGAGATGGCTGCGGAACCTGTGGTTGTTCATGACTTCTTGACCTGCTAAGGTCTGGGAACTTCCGAGTGAAAGCTCGGTCGAACAATTCCGTGAATTGCTGGAAAGCCGGACCCGTAAGGGAGGTCAATCAGCAGCCAAGCCAACCCGAAATGGTTGGAAGGTTCAACGACTAACACTGCTCGAATGCTCTCTCGAAGCGACCGCTCGTTCCTTAAAGGTGTTTGTATAGGTGACGGATGTCTAAGGCATCAAGTTACTTATCCGAATCTCGTGCTCACGCACTCCAAAAAACAGTTTGAGTATCTCCGCTGGAAAGTGGGACGCTTAAACAGAATTTTTGGAATAAAACAGCCAGTTAAGGATAGAGTATGCACAAACCAATCAGGAAGTTTTCCTGGTTGTCAGTGGTGGTCTAATCAACAAGAGCTACTGCTTCCTTTATATAAGGAGCTATACCCACAAGGAATAAAGGTGCTCACACCTTCTTTTCTACGGGATATCGGCTTAGAGGGATTAGCCGTTCTTTATATGGACGACGGAAACCTTCATCTTCGCAAGCGTGGTCAATCCACGCAAACAGGAGAACCTTATGTACGGGAGCGTATTGTAGAGCTGGCTTTATACGTTCCTTATGACACAGCTTTATTTGTGTCCGATTGGATCGAGAGCTTAACCGGAGCCTCATTAACTCCGAGAGAGCCGATGAAAACGAAGAGTCCAAATAAATGGAATCTTCGTGGTAACGGCACTCAAGCTCGTTTGTTCGTAGAGGCTTTAAAACCATACGGATGTAAAGCCATGAGCTACAAGTTCGACCTTCGCTACGACACTCGAACTAATCGAGGTAAGTCAAAGTGGAGCGAGGCTGACCGCAACAAATTTGTTGTAGAAGCCGATAAGGTGACACGAGCGCGGAACACCCAAACAGAAGATAATTCTTGCTGTGGGTGATGATATAGTCTACTCATCAACGTCCTTAAGTTGATGTTACGTGAGGATAAAGAACCTCACGGTGCTCATCGAAGCATTTCAGGCAAAACAACCCGGCCAGACGGTTCAGCTTGATCGTTACCGTTTCTTCGGTAACCCTGGCTCCAAAGAATCTCGCGAGCGCACTGCCGAGCAAACAATCGGTACTGCAAACAGCCGCAACATTGTGAAGGACAAGGTTCAGGTGACTCTTAAGGAGTACACCGGCCCTGCTGACCCTAGTGATCCAACTCAGCCAAGCACTTTCAAAATTGCTCGCGAGACTCTGATCACTGCCCAGCGTCTTTTGCTGGATACCGGCAGCCTCACAACTTTCCACCAATCCATTGGTAGCCTGACTTTGCTCGACGACTATCGTCGTTGGCGTGATCGGGTGTTCATCAATGAACTCCTTAAAGCAGTATCAAAGGGTCAGTCTTCTGACACCCAAGGTGGTTACTACTTCCCTGGCGATCTAGCCGTTGGAAGTCTTAGCTATACCAACGCCGAACAAGCCAAATTCGACGTTAAGGATGACCTTTTGCGCGTGGTGAAGAGCCTGCGTAAGAGGAACACTCCTACCTTCCAAGACGGTTTCTATCGCTGTGTTTGCGATCCTACCTTCTTGATGCACCTGCGTCAGAACAGTGACTTCCGTGAAGTTGCTCGTTACCCTGGCAACGGTCAAATCAACCCACTTATGTCCGGCATGCAGCCTAACGCTGCTCTGTACATGGGTCAGGGCTTCGGTCAAGCTACCTTCGTGGCTGGCGAACCGATTATGCCCACGGGCTTTGTGTTTGAAGGTGTGCGCTTCTTCGAAAGCACCAACATGCCTACACAAACACAGGCTGCGACCATTGCATCCAGTTCACAGAGCTACAACTCTGCGATCGGTATCTTCTTTGGTCCGCAGTCCACTGGAGTTGGCATTGGCGGTAACAACGCCCAAGTGCTACTCAACAACAACGATGACTTCAGCCGTTTCATCATGATGATTTGGAGCCTGTACGCAGGTTTCGAACTTCTGAACGCTGACTTCGTCACCGTTGCCTACTCTTTCGACGCTTGAGGAGGTAACTAAAAATGGCGATCGCTACTAACCAGCTCTCAGTTGCCAAGATTTATCCTGGTAACTACACAAACGTTCTTCGTTACTGGCACGAAGAAAAAACCGTTCAGTACAACAACGCTAACGGTGTTTCCACCAACTTAACCAACCAACCCGTGGGTGGTCCTGTTGGTGTTGTATTCCGTCCTGGTTGGATTGCTCAGCAAGCAGTTGGTTATGTTGACCTGAGCTACCAAGCTCTTGGTACAAACAATCAACTTGAGTACTACACCCTACCTTATGGTTCGGGTCAAAACGCTGCTCAGCAACCCTTCCTGAACGCTAACGTTATCATTCCTTCTCCTGATTTCCATAAGGATATTCGGGCTGATATCACGAATGGCATTATCGTTCCTGCGTCTGGCTACGTTTATCGTGCCTCCTTGCGCATTGACGGTGGTGATGTTGTTAGCTCCGGCGTTGCCGGTGGAAGTGCTACCCCACAGGTTTCTCTGATTCCTGCTGTAGCTCAAGGTCTGCGTGACAACGGCACTGTTGTTTCCGGTCAATTTGGTTGTTCCATTACGGGCGCCTCTAGCCGGATTGTTAACGGAAGCATTGCTTCTACTAACATCTTCAACAGCAGCAGCTTGTCCGCTCTGGCTAACGCTACTACCTGGAAACTCTTCACCACTACTAATCTTGGTGGTGCTGCTGCTTCTGGTCTTGCTCAAGGTTCGGGTATTTACGATCCTCGCGCTGGTACTGGAAGACTTTCAGGTGCAAACAAGGCTCTGGCAATCTGCGAAGTTTGCTGGATTCTTCCTGACCAACCCCCCGAGCGTTCAGATCTTGCTCTGCAGCCCGGTGGTGTTATCGAGTCAAGTATATTTACTTCGACTTCACCTTCCTGATCTAATCAGTAACGGGTTCTTACATCTACCCCTCCTTCGGGAGGGGTTTTTGTTTTGGAATCAAATTATTAATAAAATTTTTAGCGTTTTTTAAATCGTTAACTGGCAAAGTATCAAGCATATGTTTCTTGCGTGGTCTTTATGACTGACCGGAAGCTTTCAGAGTTTGGAATTAAACGAAAAGAGTGCCAAAAATGCGGCGCTACTTGGTTAAATAATGTTCATTATTGGCGTACGGGGGCAAAAGGTAGCGAACTAGACCTTGCGGGCTTGGTTTGTAACCAAACTGACTCCTCTGAGTGCATAAATCCAGCTAAAGGACGTGTTGGAGGCGATACTTGGGAGAAACGAGCTGAATTTATTGAAAAATCTGCGCCAAAACTAAAAACTTGTGATCAATAAGCTTTGTTTTTGCGGTTGTTTAGCCTAAACTACTGTACACATGTTGACTCAGCCCATGACAGCCAGTGTTTATAGACCTAGTGGCGTAAAAATTGAGATACTTTCGACGTATGACGAAGGTGACTACTTTATGGTGCGTTCAAATACCACGGGTAAAGTCTTTTTTGCTCATAAAGACCAAGTTGGAGAACTTCTTGATGAAAATGAACCAACTTTAAGCGCTAACCATGTAGGTACAAGGCGCAGCAGGCGAAATGTGAAGTCAGAGATTGAAAAAACTCCGATAATTAAACCTCTACCACCTGCGGACACTCGGATAAATTTAAATACTCTGACACCCGAAGGTCTTACGCAGTGCTTACCAGGCGTGGGGCTAAAAACAGCTAAAGAAATTGTTGAACTACGTCAATCTTTACCTGGTGAAAAGTTCATAAAACTAGATCAACTTAACTCAATTAAACGAGTTGATTGGGATGAAGTGTTTGCTACCGGGAGTGTATACGTAGAATAGAAGAACATAAGTTGTTGTATCCGTGGCTCAACTAACTCCTTTTGAACTTGAGCAAATTCAATCGTATTTAGCTCAGCAAGGGGTTGTATTTCAGCCAACAACGACTGACGCTACCAAGAGAGAAGTCGTCTATGCCGCAGTTAATCAATTAACTAGAAATCCTGCTCAGGTTTTTGGTTATGCCCTTGACGATTTTAACTTTAGCCGTGTTGCTTATCACTTAGGTTTTAACATCGCGACGGTTCCGGCAGGTGACTATTCTCGTTTGCTCGAAGCTTGTAATAGTATCCCTAGTGAGTTTTATTACGACAAGATAATTCAGCAAATTGAGCGCTGTGAGGAAGCTGAGCGTCTTACTGAGCTTGCTACCGGTAGAGCTACAAGTCGTCAAGAAACAATTCTTGGTGACGTTTCACGTTCCATTAATATTCAGGATAAACGTGAAACAGCTCGCATATGGAGGGAAAACTATTTGTATGAGTGCGATAGGTTAGCGCAACAGCTTTATGTGCCTAACTATCGAGACCCTGTGGCCGCGAGATATCGCTTTGAACGATCAGGTGGAGAGTTTATTCAAGCAATACCTGGACCACCTGATATTTCACGAGCAGACAGACTCTATTTTTACGCAAATTGGCGGTAGACTTACTTTATTAGTGATCGGTTTAAGCACATGAGCTTAGTAGGTACTCTCTCGGATTTTATTTTTCAAGGTGGTTCTGCTGGTGCCAAAAAATTACTCAATCAGATTCAGTACGGGGTTAAACCAGCTCGTCATTTTGTTGAGCGGGCACAAGATTCAATTACTGATCCACAAACTTATAAAAGGTTAGCAGTAGATGCTGAAAGAGTCTTAGGAAGACCTCTTCCTCCTCAGTTTTCAGGAGCTAAATTTGGTAATATTCCTGCCCGTGCCACGGGTTTGGTCAGCGACCTTACTGAGAAAACAAACCGTCAACGAGCGGTTGAAGCTGGAATGGTAAATAGAGCCATTCGAGAAATGGCTGGAGAAGTTCCAAATCGTCCTCCAATTACTGCGCAAACTGCTGGCGGTGCACTTCGAGCACCTAGTGTTGGACGAACGGTAACAAGGCAAGACCCACGATTAATGCCTGAGTCAGTCCCAACTGGCGATCCTTATGCACGAGATTATGGATTAACTAGACAGTTAATGCAACGCGAAGGAGGGGGAAGCATGATGGGTGTTGCAGAACGACTCGCGGCTGATGCTCTACCTAATACTCGTGTATCTCTACCTGTATCAGCAGATCGAGAACTTGCAGATAAGTTAGTGCGAGGGGAAATTTCAGTTCCTCCCGAGGATGCGGCAGCTCTTTTTGATAGGCTGCGTGGACAGGCTCCTTCAGCTAGAGATATTCCTGCTTCTGTTCCCGAATATTTACAAGGCACATTTCTTAGACCAGGTCCGGGTGAGGTAAAAGGTCCTGGAATGTCTTTAAGGTACCCTGCAGGTACTCAAGCTGTTGGAGGAAGAAAGCTTGGTAACACTACATACGGTGAGGGCGTTGAAGCTAATATTGGTGCTTTTCTAGGTCCTGTTCCTCCTCCAAATAGACTTAATGTCATGGAGGCCA